ATAAAAAAATAGTGGAAAAAATCTGTATAAAGGGATAATAAACAATCAACGAAAGGTTAACTAACTTAGTAAAGGAATGGCAAAGGGATACTATATAAAAAATGATAAAAAAGATGGGTTAACTCTTAACATAAAAAAGAATGAGTTTATCCAATATATTCAAGGCATTCAAGGGGATTGGTTAAGGTTCAAAATATACGAAAGGGATGTATTGGCAAGTAATGGTTTGAGCCACAATATGGAATTAATTGAAAGGAAAAGTGAAGGATTGAAGAGTGATAGTGTTGAACAAAAGACATAAACTAACTACCAGGCACACCCCACCAAATTAGTAGACAATTATAAACGTTGACATATTGTCATGTAAATATAGATGTTATCAATTGAAGTGGAGTTTAATATAGATGTAGTTTATTTAACATATTAATAGTTATATGGCAAAGCACAAAGTAAGTAGTAAGTAAGTAGCGACAATGTGGCGTAAGGTAGACAATACGATGGCAGGTACTTTAAGGAATTACTTTTGAAAACGGCCGGGGGAAACCCTCAAATTTGGTAGCACCAAAAACGACTTATACAAAAACGTTATATATGAGCAAGAAGAAAGAAGAGGTTAAGGAGCAAAAGTACGTTCCCTTCAGCAGGAGAGGCGGTCAAAAGCCAGGACCGAAGACTCGCATAGAGCAAGAAGAGTTGATTGAGAAGTTGCATCCAATGGCACATAGTGCTTTTGCTATACTTCAGAGGAAGATAGCGGAGGGTGACATGAAGGCGATACAGATATTTATGAGTTACTATGTTGGTCTGCCAACTCAGAAGGTGGAGAACAAGATAGAGGGTAACCTCAATCAGGTCAGCATTGAGGTGATTAAGACCAATTTGGCAAATATTGAGGAGTCGATGAATTAAGCGTATACGATGACCCCATTTTTAGCCATACTTTTTAGATTGAATATTGCAATTGAAATTTTAATTTTTTCTGTAAAATGAACGCTACGCTCAAAACAAATAAGGTATACGAACTGCTCTGCGAGAGCGATAAGAGGATAACTGTCATGCAGGGGGGCAGTAGGTCGGGAAAAACTTACAATATCCTAATCTGGTTCATCGTTAAGCTGTTGCAAGAGAACGACAAGACGCTGACTATAGTCCGGCAATCGCTTCCATCCATCAAGGGTACTGTCCTAAGGGACTTTATTGATATCTTGTCTAAGATGGGCATCTATTCGGAGGATAACCACAATAAAACTGACCAGATTTACACGCTGAATGGGAATATCATTGAGTTTGTGTCGGCAGATCAGCCTCAGAAGATTCGTGGTCGTGCGAGGGACTATCTGTTCTGCAATGAGGCGAATGAACTCTCGTACGAGGCATGGATGCAGCTCATTATGAGGACGGAGAGCAAGACTGTCATAGACTACAACCCTTCCGACCTCTCATCATGGATTTATGACAATGTAATACCGAGAGATGACGCTGACTTTTACATAACTACCTTCCGCGACAACCCCTTCCTCCCGAAGGAGTTGGTTGCCGAATTGGAGAGGTTAAAGGATGCTGACCCGAATTACTGGCAGATTTACGGATTGGGTGAAAGGGGTCTGTCGAATGATTTGATATACACCCATTGGAAGACAACGGAGACGATGCCGACATCGGGGGAGGTTGTGTATGGAATTGACTTTGGGTATAATAACCCATCTGCCTTGGTGAAGGTGGTGTTCTATGATGGGGTGATTTATGCAGAGGAACTGCTCTATGAGAGCCGACTGACTACTAACGACCTGGTAGACAAACTCAAGCAGTTAGGCTTGGGGAGGACGGATGAGATATTCTGCGATGCGGCAGAGCCAAAAACGATAGAGGAGTTGGTGAGAAATGGGTTCAATGCTAAGCCTGCCAATAAGGACGTGACGGAGGGGATACGGACGATAAAGGGTAATCCGCTTGTGATTCATGTAGATTCTATAAATTTGTTGAAAGAGATAAAGAATTACAGGTGGAAGACAGATAGAAATGGCGTGAAGCTTGATGAACCTATTAAGTTTAACGATCATATCTGCGATGCCCTGAGATATAGTGTGTTTAGCAAGTTAACCATCCCCAGTATCACTTGGGGAGCAATATAAAAGCAATGGGACTATTTGACAAGATATTTGGTAGAAGTAAAGGCTTAGACCCGAATGTTCGGGTGGAGAGCAATTTAAGATACCTCAACAATGGTTCACTAAGGGAGTATGAGAACGGAGAGTATGTTACCAAGGGGTATCTCGGCAATGCGGACGTATTCGCTATTGTGTCGTTCCTTGCGAGGAAGGCGGCATCGATACCTTGGTATGTGTACAAGATAAAGCCAGGAGAGAGGGCGAAAGCGTCACAATTAAAGTACAAAAACCTGACAAAGCATCCAATGAGCAGGGTGGCGTTTGAGCAGGCGGTTATGGAGAAGAAGAACGCTTACCATGAGAACATCGTCACCAATACGCCACTTGCAAGGTTGATAGAGCGTCCGAACCAGTACCAAGCGCAGGATGCGTTTCTGCAAAACCTATTTGGATACCGATTTTTATCGGGTGAGGGGGATATCTACCTCAACAATGGAAACATACCTGGCGGGACGATAGTGGAGATGAACGTGCTGCCGACTCAGTTCCTTGAGATATATGCCGACCCTAACGACCTTTATGGTGTGCTTGGGTACAGGTTGGATGTGGCAGGAGGGATAGACCTCACAAAGGAGCAGGTCATCATGTGGAAGGATTGGAATCCGAATTTTGACGATTCGACACGTTCGCACATGAGAGGTGTCTCTCCTGTGAAGGCGGCATATAAGACGCTGCAAATGTCCAATGCGGCATATAATGCGAGTGCGATGATGGCTTCCAATGGAGGGGCGAAGGGTGCGTTAACGCCAAAGGTGATGACAAATGGTTTGTTTACAAGCGTGAGTCCGACTCAGGCGGCAGACATACAAAATACTGTCAATGATAGGCTAAATGGTACGGACAACAAAGGCAAGCTTGGCGTTCTGCAAACACCTTGGGAGTACTTAAACTTTGGCCTGTCTTCTGTGGATATGGAGCTGATAAAGGCTATGCAGGTCAGCCTTCAGCAATGGTGCAGGGTGTTCGGTCTGCCTGCGGTGATATTTGATACGGATACGTCATCATATAACAACTATCAGAACGCAATGAGGGACTTAGTGACCAACACTATTGTGCCGATGTGTGCTACCTTGAGGGATGAGTTAAATATGAAGCTCGTACCGAGATTTGGGGAGGATGCGTATATTGACTTTGATATTACGGCTCTTCCGGAGATGCAGCAGGACATGGAGCGGATGGTTCGTTCTCTCAGAGATGCTAACTGGTTGACAATGGATGAGAAGCGTGTAGCGATGAACTACGAGGCGAAGGGTGGTGCTTGGGACATGAGCTATGTGAACCAAGGTCTGATACCGATAGAGTACGCAGGAATGACATTAGACGTAAGCGATGATACATCCACCAATAATAGCAACAACAACGGACAACGAGATATGGGAGATCGTGATGATGAGATTTCCGAAGATCCCAACGGAGAGGACGTGCCTGATGGAGAGGACGATGAGAGCTGAGGCGAGATTCTCATACCAAAAACGATTAGAAGATGAACGTGATGCAGCGCAACGAGTATTGGAGCAAGGTGGAGCGGATGCGACTGCTATTGGATAAGAAGTATAGCTCTTTGTTTTACGAGGCGATAGATAACGACCTAAAGCAGTTTGCGAGGGATGTGGAGGAGTATGGGCCAGAGGCAGCGATGTCTCGGCTCGGAACGTTTGCTTGGAGTGAGGGTATTATGAATGTAATGAATCAGCTGTATCGGGAAGCGGCTGTCAAGTTCGGCAATGCGTCTTACAGGGCAGTTGGGCAGATGAACCGAAAAGCGGCTGATCCGTTCGGACTCGATAGCACGTTCATAGACGAGATACTAACGTTCCTGACTACTTATGGGTTCTGGTTAGTGTCTCTGATGACGCAAACGACAAAAAAGAGGCTGAGTGCGCTGATAGTGTTTCTGATTGGAGAGGGAAAGACAAAGGAGGAGATAGCGCAAGCCATCAGGGATGACAAGCAGTTGGAGGAGTTAAAGAGAAGGGGGGTGATGATAGCGAGGACGGAAACCATGCGGTCGAGTAACTACATCATCATGCAGGCTGCGAACAAGCATCCATTTGAGGTGGATAAAGTGTGGGTGAGTAAGCGGGATGGACGGACGAGGAGGATACCTAAAGATCAATTTGACCATTGGGAGATGGATGGGCAGAGAAAAGCATATAACGAGCCATTTGTGAGTACGGACAAGTTCGGACGGACGATAGTGGCAGATATGCCTGGTGACCCGAATACACCTCGTGGATTTACAATAAATTGCAGGTGTACTGTGGCGTTTGTACCGAGGAGGGATGAGAATAATAACGTTATAATGAAACGATAATATGCCGATTTATAGCTGCGGAAATGGAAAGTATAGAATAGGAGATGGCGAGTGTATGTACACGTCAAGAGAGTCTGCTGAGAGAGCCTACGAGGCTTATCTTGCTGAAGAGGATGATGAGATGAAGTCAATGGACTACAAAGAGGAAACATACAGCGACTATCCTGAAGCTGCAAGCAACAACGCTAAGAGAGCGTTGAAGTACAAAGAAGAGAACGGAAGTTCGTGCGGCACACCTGTGGGGTGGGCAAGAGCTCGCCAATTAGCATCAAAATCTGCCATCAGCCGCTCAACCATCGCTCGCATGGCATCATTCAAAAGGCATCAGCAAAATAAGGATGTGCCTTATGATGAAGGATGCGGAGGGATAATGTGGGATGCTTGGGGAGGAGATGCTGGCATAAACTGGGCAATAAG